CTTATCTTTCTATTAAATCCTGCACCATTTTTTATTATAGGTTTAGTAAGTGTATCAATATGCCAATCATAATAATCTCCACCTGATTCATACTTAGTATATTGAACACTATCTAAATAACTCACATCAAATGCAAAGTTAGTTCTATTAGCTGAATTAATATAATTCCACAACCTTGATGAAACATAATTCCATAATTGTAAGTGTTCACTATTCCAAGATTCTATGAATCCTGTTTTACTTTTTCTTATACTATCTTTAACAAGACCATCACTTACATCGGTAGTTTCACCAACGATAGCATCATTTATATTTAGTATTTTTTCTGCTTCTGAATTAATATAATTACAATCATAATCACTTAACGCATTTTCAAAAATCATATTCGATTTCATTCTTCCTCCTTATACCTCTTTCCATTAAATATACATATAAAATATAATCCTAAGTGTCCAGTATTAAATACTTGATGGAACTCTCCATCTTCAATTAAGATTAAATCACCTTCTTTTATTTTAAATCTTTCATAATCTACTTCCATTTCTCCATGACCTTTAATAAAGAAATAAACTTCTTCTTGTCCAATGTGTCTATGTCCATTCGTAGATTTATTAGCTCTTAAAAATGTGCTACTAACTACTAAATTTTTTAAGAACTTATTATCTTTAACTAAATAAGTAGAGGTATCTTTTATTATATCTCCCTCTATATTATTAATAGATAATACTTTCATTACTTCCACTCATCAGGTAAAGTTTCTTCACTATACCATCTAAAGTTATTAGCTTCTGCCCATTCAGCATGGGTTCTTTTAGTTCCATCTTTTCTTTTCTTAGCTTGTGGCATAGGAGCATATGGTTTTTGAAATAAAAACACTAACTCATAAGCTTCTACTAATTCATTGAAAGCTTCTCTTATCCAAATGTATTTACTATACTCAGAATAATCCCAGAACCTACCCTTAGCTTCTAGTAATATTATTTTACCATCAATAGTCTTAACAAAGTCAGTCCTATATGTATGTGATACTGTATAATCTATAGTTGAATCATGATGCTTCCATCCTTTAAGAACTGATTTATGAATCTCATATTCCCATCTACTATCATATCCTTTAGGGACATTAACTTTCTTTGGTCTAGGTTTTCTTGGTTGTCTAGCCATCATAGTCCTCTGGAAAATAGTTCTTAGAAAGTTTCCAGTATGTTAATATACTATTAAACATCTGTAAATGTTTGTGGTGTGTAGACTCATCCCATATATGACAAGCAATTAAACTTGTATCTGCTCTATCAACAAAGATAGAAACTCTTTTAGGTAAGTTTATAAAACCACATCCCTGTGCATAAGCAGATAACTGCATGCCATGTTCATCATATACTAATCTAGCAGGGTCTTTACCTTCTAAGTTATCTTTAGTTTTAAAGTCTATAAAGATACCAGACTTAGAATATAAATCTATCTTACCACCATAACCTAAGTCAGCACAAAAAGAATCTTCTGCTATCCATTCTTCATCCGGAAAGTTT